CTTTACATTGGTGTAAAAATCTGTGAGTTCACCACGATAAATATTAGCAATGGCTTTTGAAAATATGCGAGATCGTTTTAACCGTAACGGCGGCGATATAGGAAAGCTTGATGACTGGGGTATACCACAATCACACAATGCTGAAAAATTAGCGGTAGCAGGCAAACAGCAATGGGTAAATGATGCAACACAGACAATTGACCGCAATAAATACGTCAATGAAGATGGTTCGCTGTACTCAGATAATCAAATCAAAGAATTGTTAGAATATTCATTCGATACCATTGTGAGTGATGGTGCAAATAAAACAGAAATAGGCAAATCATCTCATCAAGGCACATCGAAAGTCACAAACAAGCATAGCGAAAGCCGTGTTCTACATTTCAAAGATGCAGACGCATGGATGGAATATCAAAGCAAATATGGCGGCGCTCAGTTTGTAGATTTAATTGAAGCACACATAGCAACCATGTCTAGAGATATTGCACTGGTTGAATCCCTTGGCAGCAATCCCAAAATGGCTATGAAAGTTCTCATGGATGCAGCTAAAAAAAAGGATTGGGAAAATGAAGTGCTAAAATCAGATATAGATTCTAGTCTTAAACGTTCTCAGATCATGTTTGATGAGTTGGTAGGTGGAAATACACCACAATCACAGGTTTTGGCAAATCTAGGCTTAGCATATCGCTCTATGAATGTTGCAGCTATGTTGGGTGGAACAACGATTACATCCTTTACAGATCAGGCAATGATAGCTAGAACTGCGTCAATGCATGGCATTTCGTACTGGAAAACTTTTGGCGAGCTAGTTACTCAGTTAAATCCTAAAAATCGTGCAGATCGTGATTTAGCACGTAGCTTAGGTTTAGCCACAGAGGAAATGTTAGGCTCTATTAACCGTTGGGCAGATGATGGGCTTACATCGGTACATGGTAAGTCAGAAAAATATGCACGAGTCTCTAATAGTGTTGCGGCTCAAGTCATGCGTGTTTCTGGACTGAATGCTTTAACAGCAGCTTCAAAAACTGGGTTCTCTAAGATTCTCATGTCCAAGTACGGCGAAATGACACGCTCTAAAGCGTGGAATGATTTAGATGCCCATGACAGAGAATTAATGGAGGGTACAGGCATCAATGAACGTGCTTGGGAAGTTATGCGCCTTGCTGATCCAATTGTTGATCGCAAAGGAAATCAATTAATGTCGGCACGTTCGATCTATGCGATTCCAGATGACAAATTGCTTGCTGCAATGGATGCTGACACCAAAGCATTGATGAATGATATTCAAAGCCAGATTAAAAATTTAAATGATGCCAATCTTATAGATGATCAGCGCATTGCTAATAAAGCACAACGTACTGACGATATTAAACGGCAATTATCGCAACGTCTTTTAGATTATGCTAACCGCAAAGACAGCAAAGCACAGGCTGAAAAGCAAGCATTACAAGATCGTATCGATTTAATTGATGCACAAAAAGAATATGCAGCAGCACAAGCCGACATGAATACCCATATCCGCAATATGAATAGCAAGGATGATTTAAAAAGTTTTATTGACGATATTACTCAAGGGCGAACGATTGATAATATTGCTGCGAATGCAGAAAAGCTAGGTCGCAATCTTGAGGCATTGGACAACAAAGTTGCAGCTCAGACTAAAAATCTTAATGAAAAAATCAAAACTTTTGAAAAGGATATTCAAAACAAGTTCAAAGATTTTACTGAATTACTTGATGGTAAAACAAAGTTATCTAAAGAAAAACTTTCAATTTATGAAGATAAATTATCTGAACGCTTAAATCGTTATGCAAGCCGTAGAGATGTAATTGCTGCAAAACAGGTTGATGCATTAAATTCTTTAAAAGAGATTATCTCATTAAAACAAGATCGTTTGAAAACAGAGTTTGAAATAAAGAAAGCAACAACGCAAACAAAGATCAAGCAAAAGACAGATCAAAAAATTGATAATTCCTTAGAGCGAAATACTCGTAGAGATTATCAAAATGGTGAGAATATTGGTCGCAGACTAGGAAGCGCGGAACGTCGTATAACTGAAATGCGAGCTAATATGCGCAAGACAGATAGTGAAGCTAATAAAGCTATTAACCAGAAATTTAATGAGCTTGATAAAAAAGTCATGCATTTAGATGATGAGTTTTCTCAATACCAGACAAAAGTTGACGAGCGTCAACAACGCAGAAAACATGTTGTTGATCGACTTAACAATAGTGTGGATAGTCGTAAAAAAGGCTTGGCAAAAAAAATACGTGATGAAGTTGCTACACAGTTCCAGACTCATATTTTAGATGAGCAGGGCATGGCGGTTATCGAAGCAGGCTTGAGAGAACGCACATGGTTGTTGGGCAATACGAAAAGAGGAAGTGTAGTAGGTGAGTTCTGGCGTTCTATCACACAGTTTAAATCATTCCCAACCTCATTCCTTATGCGACATGGCAGTCGTACATTTGCTCAAGATGGTGTCAAGGGCAAGGCTGCATACGGCATGTCACTTTTCTTTATGACAACGATATTGGGTGCTTTAGTAGTACAGCTAAAAGAATTGGCAAATGGCAATGATCCGCAAACCATGTGGGATAGTGACGACCCACAAAAGGCTATGAAGTTTTTTGGTAGATCGGTAGTGCAAGGCGGCGGTTTGTCAGTTCTTGGTGATATTGTAGTTGCAGGAACAGACCCAACTGGTCGCGGTATTGGTGACTTTATGACAGGTCCAATTGGTAAAGATGTTGAGTCTTTGGCTGGGGCAACAGTTGGTAATGCTATGCAATGGTATAAAGGCAAGGATACCAATGCAGCGAACGAAGCCTTTAAGTTAGTAAAGGGTAAGATACCAGCACAAAACTTGTGGTATACAAAAGCAGCAGTAAATAAAATGTTTTTTGATGAGATTCAGGATAGCATCGCACCAGGATACCGTGAAAAACTTTTAAGGAAAGCGGAACGAGAGCAAGGGCGTACGCAATGGTGGGGTGATGACATTGACGATGTTCAAGCCCCTGATTTTGAAAAAACAATACAGTAGTAATTCACCCAACAAAACGCACCACAAACCCTCGTATATATCAACAATATACGAGGGTTTTTATATGTCTACAGAAAAGAAAAAGGTCTGTCACTTAAAGCCTGAAACCAAAGAGAAATTAGAGCTGTCACTAGAAATGGCTGCAACCGATGCGGTTGATTTAATGACAGAAGCTTACGGCAAAGACTTGTTTGATAAAGAGGGGCGCGGCGATAAAGTTTGGCTTTATAAAGGTGCTAAAGAAGCTCTTACATGCATGGAGAAATTAAAGCGCATTCTCAATGATGATGAGCTGTCCGTTGGTGATCCGAATGATCGAAAAGTCACGCCTGAGATGCAGGCAGCCAAGCTTTTAGAGTCAGTTGCCAAAAAGCTTGAGGAACGCAAACAGCGTCCAAGCTAATGATAAAAGTAAGCTTTGCTGCGTTCTACCTTGTTTATGCTGAAACGCTGAATTGGGTAGTTCCTGATTTTCATTTAGATGTCTGTGATTTTCTGGAAGATTACGGCTCGCTTGGTCTTTTGATGATGCCTCGTGGACATGGCAAATCGACCATTCTTGATATTTATAATGCATGGAAGCTTTATAACAATCCAAACCACTTGATTTTACACCAAGGTGCAACCGATCCAGATGCTTACAAGGTCAGTCGTGGTACAGAGCAAGTATTAGAACGGCATCCGCTTTGCCAATTATTCAACATTAAAAAAGAACGTGGTGAGACTCAAAAGTGGTGGGTAACTGGTTCTAATGATGTGCGTCATGGTTCTATACATGCGCGTGGAATTATGTCGAACGTAACAGGTTCACGTGCCAATGAAATCCAAAATGATGATGTGGAAGTACCAGGTAATATTGGTACACCTGAAGCACGTGAAAAACTTCGTTATCGTCTTGGTGAGCAGACATTTATTTTAATACCGGGTGGACAGGAACTTTATGTAGGCACACCACATACACATGATTCTCTATATTCAGAAATCATGCTCAATCCTGATTCAAAGTGCCTTGTTTTTAAAATGTTTGAAAATGAGAAAAGGCTAGAACAGGCAATACAAGCCGTTGTTGATTTCAAGCCAATCTATATTTTTAGTGGCATTGGTCGGCGGTCAAAACTCCTTATTGAAGATCAAGATTATAAAGTTTCAAAGCAAGGAAATGGCTATTTCATAAGTTTTGATGAATCGCATCCTCTAGTTGATATTTATAGCGAAGCATTATGGCCAGAGCGATTTACATCTAAAGAGATGCAAAAGCGTAGACGTAAATGCCGAACGCTAAACGAATGGGATTCACAATATCAATTACATGCTAAACCTGTGGGGGATGTGAGATTGAACCCAGATAAATTAATCCCATATGATGTAGAGCCGATTTTACGCCGTGCAAATGGTCGTTACATCATGATGCTTGGTGAACGTCAGGTTGTTGGAATGACTTGTAGTTGGGACCCATCATCAGGAAAACTAAAATCAGATACATCGGCAGTTGAGCTGGTGTTGCATGATGATCTTGGAAATAAGTATTGGCATCGTTCGATTGAATTGACTGGCGAAGTTGTTAAAACCGATGACCATGGCAACATTATGGGCGGTCAGGTGTGGCAGCTTTGCGATTTGATTGAAGAATTTAATATTCCCAAAGTTACGATAGAGACAAACGGTATTGGTAACTTTGCACCAGCATCACTGAAAGGCGCATTGAAAAAACGTAAGATTCGTTGTGGTGTAAGTGAACAGCATTCTACCCAGTCCAAAAACAAACGTATCCTTGAAGCACTAGAAGGACCATTAGTTTCTGGAATGCTGTGGGTGCATGTATCTGTAATTGATACACCAGATGGTGAGAACACATCTAAACAATACAAGCAAATGCAGCGATTTAATCCAGCATTGTCTGATCAAGAAGATGATCATCTTGATTCACTTGCCAGAGCTATAACAGACTCACCTGAGCGCGTTGGTAAAATACACAACAAAGAAGAATATAAAGAAAGTCCTAATTGGAGAACTAACGGTGGTGTGCATGAAGCCACTTTGGACTTTAATAATTAGGGTGATGAAATGGCAGTTCCTGAACAGATACCATATAAAGAATACACAGCTAATGGTACTACTAGTATTTTCCCACTAGGTTTTGATGTTTTAGAACAAGATCACTTAATCATCTTGCTAGATGATATGGAAGCTAGTGTTGGAAGCTGGTATTTAGATTTTAATAATGATTCTGTGGTTTTCACAATACCACCTTCAAACGGGGTAGTTGTAAAGATACGGAGAGAATCACCTAATTCACGTTCCACAGAATTTCAAACATTTGATAACTCATTTAGACCAACAGCTATTAACGCTGATTTAGATAATATATGGAGAAAGTTGCAAGAGGTTGGGGTATTAAATTGGCTTGTTAATAATGATGTTAAGAGTTTAAACGATTATGTTAATTCATTGAATGAGGAAACTAGGGAGGAGTTTTTAAGTAATATTCTAAACTTAAAGTCAAACGTCGACGCAATGTTAGATGAAGCTATTGCAAATGGCGCTGTAAGTGCTTTGGCAATAACAACTGTAGATCAACTATCAGATCTTGATAATTTAACAAAATGGGATGGTAGAACAGTTTATGTAAAAGATGTGGCAACTTTTAAATATGATTTGGCTGATAATGAGTGGGTGTTGGCGGTTAATACATCAGATTCAATTTACTATAGAAATCGAACTCAAGCTGAAAAAAATGCAGAGCAAGTGTCTGTTAAAGATTTTGGAGCCATTGGTGATGGAACAAATCATACTGTTAACGAGTGGACTGTTGTAGGGAGTAAAATTTATTATCCTACTTTGGCTGCAATGCAAATCGATTATCCACACATTACAGGTTTATCTGATTCGATAGATTGGGCTGCATGTCAAGCCGCAATAGATTTTGTAGGAAAAGGTGGAGATGTATTATTTAATCAAACTGCACAAAATACATATCTTATCAATAAGCCGCTTAA